GTCATGCTCAACAAGCCGAACAATAGACCGCCGCTCCGCTGGTTCGCCAACTCGGGGGGATAGCCCAATCTGATCCCCGCCGAGGTCTAGTTCATCGCTTGCGATACCTTCGGCCTCATCGTTCGGAGCCCTGACCCTGAAAAGCGGAGTTACTAGGTCAGAGGCTTCCGGTAGCTGCAAAGAATCCTCTCGCTCAACAACCGCGTTGATCTTCCTCGACCGACCGTTTCGCTTGTAGTAAACGATCGATTCGGCGAAATCTTGCGGGTTGGCGAAGACGTTCTTGGCATCCTCGATGATGGTATCGTGAAGGCTCACGGATTAGGCTCGCTTGCCATCGATCTCGATGTAATCCAACTCGAAAACGTCGGCATTCGTGTTCGCCGCTTTTTGGAGTTGGACAATCGGCTGGAGGCCTGCCGTGTAACTCGACATATCGAAGGTCGTCGAGGCTGCGACTCGTTGGCCGTCAATGTAGAACTTTACGTCCTGCTTGCCGCCCGTGAAGTCGATGACGAATTCCTTGTAGGTCGTGCCAAGCGTCACGCCCGTCGAAACGTCGTTATTGTCTCGTACCGCGTCATCGGTCTCGACATAAACAAGCGTCGTGCTGTTGGCCCCTTCCATGCGGAACCAAGCGTTAGCGGCTACGTCGTCGGCGGTATCGTTTCGAGCCGAGCCCAATCCGAATACCAGGATGGAACCGCTCGTAAAGGTCGATGCCCCAAGTCGAGCCCGCATAACAACCCGCTGAACGTCGTCGACATCGAACGCCAAGGCATCGCCGTGACCGCCGCCGAGGATCTGAATCTGACTCGCACTCGTAAGGGTCAAGACCTTTCGATCATTGTTCCGCTGTGCTGTCGGAGGAGCCGCCCCAGTGATCGTATAGACCCAAGGAGAGGCGATGTTTGCCGAAGTCGGAAAGGATACCGCTGGTCCGATAAAGTCATCGAAGTACGGTTTGAAATCTTTCATGCCTGCCATGTTCTTATATTCCTGTTTTGTGAATTTTGTTGCCGTCCCAAAAAGTCCCCAAGCAATCGCCCAGGGGCTACAAATCAATCGATCGCTTAGCGGTTCGAGTAGAACCCTACGTGATCGATCATCGCACAACCCATCGATTGACGGATCTTAAAGTCGTACTTGTCGCTAAGCATCGTCCATTCGTTTTCAAGCACTGGCGATTCTTCGCCTTGCAAGAAGACGATTTCGGCGGTGTCAACTACCGAATTCGACGCAATCAAATACCAGTTGGTCGCGTTGTTGTTGTCAAGCAACGCCGTAGCGACAACCTGCAACGGTCGAACGCCATTGACCCCGTAGAGGCTAGAGATTCCCTCGTTGCCGTTGGTCTGTGCGAACGAAAGGCTGTTGGTGATCCTCAATGCCGTCGATGCGTACCGCTGAGGTACAAGCAGCACCGAAGGGACCAGGTTAAGCACCGAGCCGTTGAGGCCCTTTTGCTTGGCCATCAACTCAAAGCCCTCGTCAAGCGTCGTTTCGCTTGGAGCCGCTGCCGTGGTGGCGGTAATGTTTCGCCCGCTTGCGTGCGATGCGGAAAACAAGACAACGCCATCGGGCATCATTGGGTTCGAGAGGAACGTATCGTAGACAAGTTGCTCTTGGGTGCGTCGAGCCGCAACGCCTTGCATCGACGGGATGCGAGCCATTGCGTCAAGATTGTCGTTGATGATCGTTTCCCAGGTCACCGAGAAATTCGCACCGAACTTGTCGATGTTGTACGTCTTGCGTCGGTCGCTGAGTTTCTTTTCAGGGTATTCCTTGCCCTCGGGAACAACTTCCAGATTCTGGAATTCGCTCAATTGGGTGGCGTGAATATCCTTGAAATCCTCGACGCTTTGACGCTGCCGGACCCAAGAGGACCAAGTGTAAGGAGCCTCTTCGTAAGCCGCCCGAAGCGTGTTGTTGAGTCCATCAAACAGGATGTTTTGGAACGATCCGGTCGTGTGGAAAACGTCGGCCAAACCGCGCTTCACCATGTTGAGCGTTGGAGCGTGTCCCATCGCCATTCGTGCGATGTCTTTCTTGGTGTGCTTCTCAGGGTCGACGCCCATCCTGCGCACGCAAGCTTCGGCAAGCCGATAGACGCCGAGGTTAGCGAAATGGCTAGCTCCTTCGGCCTTCGGTGCGGCTGTTCGCTTGACGGTGCCTTGGAAGCATCGCTGAGTAAACCCAGCCTTTGCCGCGTTTTCAAACTTGTCTTGCTCCGATTCACCGAAGCCGATGTGCGAGCCCTCGACGGCCCCGCCTAGTGGTTGACTGGCCATCTTTCGGATGATCCTTTCTTGAGCGATTTCAACTGTCACGGATGGATCGTCAACCAAAGCGTCTGCGAAGCTTCGCTCAAGCTTTGCAAGCGTACAATGGGCAACGATAGTCTTACGTCGGTCGTCGGCTGCCTTGAGTTGTCTTGCAACTTCGGCCTCGACTTTCTTCTCTGTGTCTTCGGCTGGTGGGGTCTCGGCCCGCATCGCCTCTTCGGGCTCTTTGTCGGCCATCGATTCGACTTGGCCCATCGGAGCATCGTCGGAATCGGATTGCCCCGCTGCCTTGCCTGCGAGGTAAACAATGATTTGCATTGGATCGGTCATGCCTTCTGGCAACCCGAGCCCCTTGAGAGTTGCCAAAAGCGACTCGTCCATACGTTCAGCCCTTTCATGGTCGTAAGACCTGCGAACAGTAGAATTCGGATCCGCGCCCGTTGCGCAGATCGAAGCGTTATGGGGTTCCCATTGGAGTACGATTTCCGCTGGACCCTCAATCACCTTGCCTTGTCGGGTGGTGTACGTTTGGCCCTCTCGAATAAATTGACGCTCAAGGATCTGGGCATCAATCGAGAAGTCATTTAGGTGGCCTTCGGTGTATCTTGTCGCGACGATTTGCGAGTCTGGATCGCTTGCGAAATCGGGCAAACCAAGCATTTCTTCGCCTTCGATATCGATATTGCGAATCGAGCCAAAGACGTTGCGTACCGTCTTGTCGTTGTGCGAATCGACGATCGGCAATTGACGCTTGGCATTGCGAAACTTGACGCCATCCATCAAGAGGACTTGCTTGATCCATCCGCGATCCTGATCGTAGATGTCGATCGGCGTTTCGGTCGCAATCACCGCTCGGCCATCTTTCACGGCCCCAAATTGCCGAACGATCGAACCGCCCTCGATGGGCTTGGCTTGGTGCCTTGCGTCGAGTTCTTTTCGTCGCTTGATTAGGTCAGTCTTGTTCATGCTTGCACCTCAGCCGGTAGCGTGTCAACCGATCCGTCTTTTGCGTCGTCGATTAGGGCCTGTACGCTTGCTTCGCTCATGCCGACCGACGATAGGAACACCCTCGCCGCCGCTTCGCTAATGGCCCCGCTGGAAAGCTCGTCGAGGGTCTTGGCAATGGCTTTGCGGTTGCGATTGAACTGAAGCGTTGAGAGCCCCATCATTTCGCCGCTGCCGGTCGCTGGTTGGGTTTCTGCCGCCCCTTGGGTCTGAGCCGCCGAAATCGCTAGCTGTTGCTGCTCTGGGGTTCGCAAGTTGAGCTTTTGCAATACCCGATCCTCTTTGGCTCTTTGATAGAACACGGTTCGCCAATTGAGCCCCTGAGCCCCGAGGACTTCGGAGTAGGTCGCGGTAAATGAGTTGATGCCCGATTCACTGGTTTGCTGCTCGACGCCTGGATCGACCCATTCCCATTTTGGCGTTTGCCATTCAACAGGGGTAAACCGTCTGCGGTCGCTTAGCAGGTCGATAGGCGATGGGAAACCGTCGAGGCTGGTTCTGGTCGCTGCGTCACAAAAGCGATCCCAAACAGGCTGTAGGAGATGCCGAATGATGTATTTCTGAATGATCCGAAACCGCCGACGATCTTCGAGTTGGCTGGTCCGGCTGGAACTGTAGGAGGTCTGCGAATAATCCCGAGCCACAACCTCGTAGGAAAGCCCTGTGCCTACCGCAATCCCTCGCAAGATAACCTTGGTCCATTCGCCCGCCGAAGTGTTTGGCCGCGTTGGGTTGATTACCTCGACCGATTCATTCGGGTTCAAATCGAAAATTAATCCCGGCTCTAGGTATCGCTCCCTGTTGCCGTCCTTGTCGGTC